GAGTGCGTCATCAACATGTCTATTCCCTAAGTCTTGACCACTTTCATTTACATACCAATATGGTTTAGGATGGTCTGGGTCATATTCTGATACAGGTGTGTACCTTCCATCTTCTGGTTCTAGTTCACCAGGAAAGCCCATCTCATCTAATAGTTGATGATGTTGTTGTTCCCTTGATAATACATTCTGTAATGTTGCGAATCCTTTCCCTGATTGAAACGGGTCTTCTTGTTTCTTAACGAAGTTTACGAATGTATCTTTCAAACTAATATCCCCATTCTTTTCCATTAATTGAATTTCAAAGCTAGGGCCGTCACAACCACAATCTTCAGGTTCTGATTTTTCTAGATGAATTAAGCAACTTCCATCTACGCAGCTCTTGACTGCGGCGTGTTCAGATTTAATTAACTGGAAGCTTGCTTCTTGATTGACTCCTTTTTCACATACAGTAACTTCAGCTAGTTCCAAGTCATCCACTTGCATGTATTGACTCATTCCCTTTTGAATCTGTTGCGTCTTAGTTGCACTTCCTGCAATTGAGTAAGACCTTAGCTTACCCTCATCAATCTGTTGTTCAACTCTCTTTGATATCTTTGTGTCAGCTCTTAATTCTGTGATGAAGTATAGACCTTTGTCATCCACACCACTCTTAAAAATTTGTCCACTCTTACTGATGTACGCAGGTAAAGCCCATCCCACCTGCACATCAGAATGTAGAACCATGGCATTTCGGGTTCTAAAGTTTTCCATATAAGCTTTGAAAGCTTTCCTTAAAGCGTCAGTTGTAATTAAATGTCCTTCTCTATCAACTACTTCGATAGATGCTGGACCTCCAAGAACCATTGGTTGATTATCTAGATTGTCTAGACTCATTTTTTTAACAGCTTCAGAGTAAACTTTCTTATTTGGGTAGGCTCTGTATAAAGTTAATATCTCTGCTGGTGATGCAATCTCTGCTAAAAATAAACGTTTATACTCTTCCAAAGCTGGCTGGATGTCTTTTATTGTGACTCTTCCATCCACTGCTTTTTCAAGCACTGTTATGTTTTCGTCTTCCTGAGCTGTAATCAGCCAGTCTGTTTTAGCAGTTGTCATTACCATTTTATTATCCTGTCGAGATAGCAGTTCCCATAACAATACCTTCATAGGTTGTTGAGCTACCACTACCAATCACTGATACTTTTTTTCTAAAGTCAATTGGGTGACTTGATTCAAATGATTCACCCGCCGCCAATTTTAAACAATTAGCTGTAGCTTCTGCCTCTGCATCAAATGCAACGAACAGATTCTGTGAACCATGTGTGTTTTTAATTTTTATATACCTGATTACTGAAATAGGTGCAACGTGTCTTGACTTAGATAAGTCGGTTGTGCCTTCCCATTCATAACCATTTCCACCTGCAAGGTTTCCATCGATGTAATCTACTTTAGTTGAGTTATCTCTAAAGTCATATGATAATGCGTCCCACAACATATTAATATTGTGTTGTGTGTTTGAACAGAACTTAACTCTGTATGACCGACTACTGTTTCCATCTGAATCAATAGCAGGAATTGCGTATGCAACATCTAATCTTTGGTAGTCAGTTGTTAAGCTAACTGCATCTGATGTTACTAATACATTTCCACTTGAGTCTGTAATTTGTATTACGGCATCTCCTGAAGCAGATGCACCTCTAACATGACCTGATGCCACTAAGTACATAGCTCCTGTTCCGTTACCACTAATATTGACGGCACTTCCTGTTGCTTCTGTTGTTACATAAAATCCTTCTTTGGCTGCAGAGTTAGCTGGGTTTGCTGTAAGTTCTGCTGAACCTAAAAGGGGAGCACCTGTTGTTCTTGATATAGCTGACCCATCTGCTGTAAATTCTGATATAGTTGCGTTCTCTATTGATGGGTTTAAAATTCTGTTAAGACCAGGACTACCTGTTGTAGCTAGTTCCCAGTTTGATGTTGTGACTCCTCCCACGTCCAAGTTATAATATGGACCTGCGTATATTTTCACTGCATCTGCTGCTGACGTTCCCACCGAGCCACTAAGTGCAACGTACCTATCAAAAGGCTGTACAGCAGTTCTAGTGCTAGGGTCGGACTGCCAAGTCCTCCAGTTCCTAGAGCTTGCAAAATCGTTTGTAAATGCCATGTGTTATATTCTCCTATTTATCTGTCCACATTAATATTCCTACGAAGCTGCCTAATACTGCAACCGTGTGAACAATTAATATTCCTGCCGTCATTAAGGCAGCTTTAGCTCCGTAGATTTTTGTTCGCCAGCTTTTTATTTCTTCTACTTCCTCATCTAACTTTTGGAGCCCCATCGTTAGGGACTCATTTAGATTCGTTTGACTTTCTATATACCTATCTAGGCGTTCCATATATACAGCAAGCTGTACCTCTGTTTCAGTCTTAGTAGCTGGCATGAAAACTTATCTTCCGAGTATTAAGCACCTAATAGCAATGCCACTAGCGTCTGCTGTGTTACCCAATTCGTCTAATGCTGCTCCGTCTGCCCCTGCTTCGTAGATTTCAAATTTTGAGTTACTGTAATCAAATTGAGTTACATAACCATCTGATTTCTGTGAAATAAGCACAATGAAGATTTCCTCTAGACCAAAGTCTGCAGCTGTTATAGCTTCACCGTTTGAAGGATAAGAATCATCAAATGTAATATCTTTGATTGTATATCTGATATCACCCATTACTCCCTGAACATCTCTTGAAGTTCCTGGATTTGTAATCGTTAATGCCATGAGTTAATTTCTCCTTTATTATTACCGTGGGGTGACTAGCGATTTAGCCACCCCACTTAAAAACTGAATAGGTTATTACGAACTTAAGTCAGTTATTTTTGCTTGAGTAATGAAATTGTGACACCTCAACTCTGCCATAGTGTATAGTAATCCTCTTACTACTAGAGCGTTAGCTGCAAAGTAGTCTCTGTTTTCTATATACTGTGTAGGTTGTGCTACAGCAATTTCTAGGTAGTCTGTGTCCAACACAAGAATGTGTGAACCGTTTACACTATCATCTGAACCGACAGATTTTACAACGTCAGCATCTGGTAGAATTGGAATACCTTGGTAAGTTGCGAGTACTAGACCAGTTCTAGTTCCTGGGAAAGTTCTTTCAGAACCCACACCAACTTGGAACTCTTCCTGTCCTAAGTATCTCTGTTGTGATTGTAGTAGTCTCTCAAGTTTGAAGTATTGGTCGTGACCCAAAACGATTAGTTTTGGTTCTCCACCGTTAGTTCTTATTGATTGAATACAGTCATCAATTAAGTTTAGAGATAAGTCTCTGATTGTACCATTGTTGTGTTTTACAGTTCCAGCAGCAAAGTTTGCATCTCTGTTACCAATTGTGATGTCGTACACACCTACTCCACCGTTTCCAGCGAAGTTAGAGTTACTGTGAATGTGACCACCCACAGAAGCGTTATCATCGTTTACAATGTCTTCAATTGATGTTAGACCTGCTCTCTTTGTTACTATTAGACCATCACCGTCAGCTGCGTTTGCGTCAAACGCTGCGTGTGTGATAGCACCTGTAGAAGTGTTTACAGCAGTTACTGCTTTACCAGCAGTGTTAATGTAGTCAGTGCCTGATACGTCATAAAGGGCAACTTCGTCACCAATCTTTATGCTACTTGCAACTGAGGCTGGCACAGTAGTTGAACCTGAACCACCAGCAGATGCGATGAATCCAGAACCAGCTAATAGCTCTTCGTTAATTTCCTTAACGTGGTCGAGCTGTGCATTTTCGTTTTCCAACGCCAACACGTCACCAACACCACCTTCTAGTTGTGCAGTGAATACTGATTTCACTGACGCACCGAAAGTAGTTGAAACGATTCTAGGTAAACTAGAAACATTTTCAATAGCTGATACGTCTACTGTTGGGATAGCACCAGTTTCAGTTACAGGTCTTGACCTGCCACTTCCTCTGTCGCTTCTTATTCTCCAACCAGCAGTGTTACCCCAAACGTTTCTTGGGATAGCGTTGAAAAATCGAGTTTGGTTGTTCAATGCGTGCCATACTTTCCTACCATAAGTAGTATTGAAAATACCTGTCGCAGTATCAACCGTGAAATAAGTTTGTTTCTGTAAGTATTCTGGACCGAATACAGACGAGTACAAACCTCTTTGTGACTGAGATATAAACTCAGTTAAAGATGGATTTGACATAACTTAATTTCTCCTCTTTCTTTCAATAGTTATTTATTAATTATTATCCAAGAAGTTCTCTTGGTACACCGTCAGTGTCTCCACTTTCGATTTTGTGTTGGATGTCTCTTAACTGTTTGTAAGAGAGACCAGATAGTTGGTCTACAGTGTCACCTGAATTTTGGCTCTTCACGATAGGTGTTGAACCATCAGTTCCTAGAGCACTAGGAGTGTCTGGTGTGAATACTTGTGGTCTTTGCAAACCATTTTCTTCCCTGAATCCCATTTTTCTTAGTCTTGATTCAGCTTCAGTTTGAACAGCAGTTTCCAATTGTTTTTTCAATGACGCAATTTCTTTTTCCATTTTTTCCATTTTGTCATCGTCATCGTCTTCTGCTTTTTCTTTCATCTTCATTTTTTCTGAATCATCATCATCGCCGTGCATAGCTTTATCCATGTCGTCTTTGTCGTCATCGTCAGCTTTCATGTAGCCTTTTTCTTTGTCGTCATCGTCTCCATGCATTGCTTTTTCCTTCATTTTTTCAGCGTCATCGTCATCGTCAGCTTTCGCTAAAGAGTCTTCTGATGCTTGGATGTAGTTCTGTTGTTCTTCTATGTCAGTAGTAGGAGAGACAGGCTTGTCTGTATCCTGTGGTCCTGGTGCAGTAGCCTTTGCAGGTCTGCCTTTTGAACCATCAGTGTCAAGTCCTAACTTGTTGTCAGGGTCTTCCTTCTTGAGGTTAGATAGAACCATAGAAGTAATAGATTTTGCTAACTCTTCGTGAGCTGCTTTTTCCATTGCTTTTTCGTTCTCTTCTTCCTCAGCTTCTTCTGCCTTAGAAAGTCTTTCGTCCATCTTCTGGAGTACTTCGGCAACAGCACCCATTGCGAGGGTGTTACCCTCTAGTTGCTTTTTAATGTCTTCTAATTCGTTTGACATATTATTACCATTCCTTACTTAGGTTTTTATTAGTTCTTCGACCAATCCAATCCACGCTGATTGCGTGGTTGGTCTTAGCCATCCGACCCCACAATGCTTTGTGATTTAGAAAATTATAAATAATTTATATTTATCTAATTTATTATACGAATTAAACCTAAAATTTTTACAGAAAGCGTATCTAGTTATTCACTTTCAATCTTAGATTGAACACCATTTGCTTCAAAGGAAAGCATATCATTACGAAAATCATAGAGTGGTACCTGAATTAGCTTCTTCAATTTCTCTAATTGATTGCCTTCAGGCATAGAGGCTTCTACTAAATCTAATACTTTACCTACCATTCTAGAGTGAGTTGCAATAATATATTCCTGTTCTGGTGTTACTTTACTTATGTCTACCATAACTACTCCTTAAAATCCGAAAGAGTTTGGGAAATGTTTACTAAAAATTTTGCTGAACTCTTCCTCAAATGTTTTAGTTAAGAATCCCGTCCCACCACCTGAACTTACTTGACGATATGTATACCAACCTGAACCTAAGTCAAGTGGTCGCATATCTTGATAAGTCTTGGTGTGTGCCCTTACGGATATTGTTTTTCCTGATGGGAGTTTTCTTTGGTGTCGAGGGATTGGTGATTCGTAAGGCCCTTGAAACTTTCTTGATTCCTTTTGACCTCCGTCTATTTTATCAGCGTAATCAGCATCATATGAAATAGAAAATCCTCCACCTGAAAGGGGAGTGTATTTGCCAGATGCTTTTAGATTCCCAGTCTTTCCGACAGGGCATCTTTCTTGTGTTAGTCTGAATATTTCTTTACCCATAGTATCGACAATTCTTTTTAATTCCCTGTCGAGACCTGTGGGTAGAAATCCTGTTTGAACCATAGTTAAACTCCTATGGTTTATTATACGAAGCTAGGTTTATTTTTTTACTCGTACTTGTACTTTGTTTCTTCGTGGTCTTCTATCTTAGACGCTTCTTCCCTAGCTTTTATTTCCTGTTGCACATCATACTTAGTCTTGATGTTTGGATTAACACCAGGCATTCTTATTTTTTTATATTTTTTATTCCCTGTGGGTTTCATTGTAATGGAATGTCTTCCTTAGTAATTTGTCTAGCTAATAATTTATTTGCCACACTATCCTCAATCTTATCCTTATTCATTAAGGCTAAGGTTACTCCTACACCTACAGCTAGTGAACTTACTACAGGTAGACTTTTCATTGCCATTTTTAATGCTTTAGTCATCTATGCTCCTGCCAACATCTCTACAAATGCCATGCCTACTAGACAGGCACAGTATGCAATTAGTTTTATATTTATTTTAATCTTTTCCCAGTTATTCACTTTCTAGTACTTTCATACCTAATGCAATTATTCCACCTGTGCAACCTGTGGCTATTTCGGTATAGCCCTGCCACACACCTACTGCACTTAGTATTCCTAGTACTATTATAGCAAGAAAAATTTGAGGTCTTAATTTACCCATCATTGGCTAACGCCTCCTGGTGGAGAAGGTTCTGATAACAACACTTCGTAGTTGTTGTTAACTTCCCATATGCTAGCTAGTGTAGTAGATTCCACTGTAAACTCTTTTGTTGCTAAATTACTATCATGCCCAATCTGTGAAAACTGAACAGTTAGCTCACCAATATCAGCCTGTCTAATTACACATGTACCACCTGACGATACTATGTTACTTAGAATTAACTTGTTAATCTTAGCGTTAGTATTTGTTAAACTACCAGTGTCTAACCAAATTCGGTCATAAGTACCACCTTCAGTTTGCAGTAAGTCTGCCATGAAGTTACCACCACTTACTCTTAAGT